CCGTATCGACCGAAGAACGGGTCAGTCAAAGGGATATTGGAGAATCCCCAGCCCTTCAGCTTCTTGCCAACACGGTATCCGACCGGGGCGAGCTGCTTGAAGCGCTCCATCATCGCGGTCTCTGCTGCGACGAGACCCCCGTCGATGTGGCGAGCGGTCAGACTCTTCAGGTCGGTCTTACGTGCAGCCGGGAACGCCAGTCGAGCCATCACCTGTGTGTCGAGCGATCGTTCGCCGAGCTCGATCCCGAACTCGCGGTGCGCCCAGCTCTCGTCATAGTTGGTGTGCGAGACGAAGCGTCGGCCAGGATTCTCCAAGTGCATTTCGATCTCGGCACGCCAGCGCTTGTCGTGCGGATCGAGACACCAGGCCATCCGGTGCGTACCGAACTGCACCATACGCAGTCGGGCGTTCGGCTCGTGCACGCCTTGCATTTCGTCGATAGCCGTGGTCTCGACGTCGTAGCCGAAGACGTCAGTGGCTTCGGTGAAACGTCGCCAGCGCTCGACGAGGTCCTGCCGGTACGGCGGCATGACGAAGATCTTGCATCGGTCGCCCGCGACCGTGGCTTCGTACAGTGGCATCAGACGTGCTCGTGGTCTAGTTGCTCAGCAGCGTGTACGCGGTCGTGCCACGCCTTCCAGACCTTGGCGAGTGAGTCGGTCATGTTGGGCACGAACGTCAGTTCAGAGCCTGGCGGGCGCATCGTTGCCATCGGCATGTGCCGGCGGTTGAGGTGTAGCAGGAGGTGATCGTTGCTCATCTGGTGTACGGACTTGACAGACACTCGATCTCCTTAGAGTGGTCGGAGGGTCGGCGCGGTGAACGCACGCGCGCCGACCCTCCTCGCGAGACTTACTAGCGTTCCAACTCGCTAGTACGCCTCGCCGCTCTGACCGTCGTCGACAGCCCACGGGTCGTCAGCTTCGCCCGCATTGACTGCCTCTTCGGTCTCGCCGATCGTGCTGTCATCGCCAGCGAAAGGGTCGTCACCGAAGATGTCCTCTTCGGCCGCCTCTTCACTGTCCTCCTTGGCGCCGGCCTTCGCGAACGAGGTCGCCGACAGCTTGACGGTGCCCTCGTACGTCTCGCGCTTGGTGGTCACCAGCACGGGCAGGCCCTGGACCTTGACGCCGCCGATGGAGACGATGTCGGTGGTCTTGTCCGGCTTGGTCACGACGCCTTCCTTGAGCGCCTTGGGGTTGATCCCCATGGCAACCAGCGCCGCGTTGACGAACGGGCTCGACTTCTGAGTGAAGACGAGGTTGTGCCAGATCGGGTAGCCGTTGAACTTCTTCTTGTCGCCCGACTCGTCGATCTCGAAGATCACGACGATCATCAGGTTGCCACTGTTGGCCTTCTTCAGCCGCCAGAGCTTGGCCTTGGTGCGGTAGAGACCAGCCGGCGGCACAGGCCCGTCGTAGTTGCCGAAGCCAGCAGCCGGTGCAGCGTTGGGGTCGAAGTCCCCAACGTTGAGACGGATCTTAGGCATTGCTCTCCTTCTTGTCGGGGCGCGGTGCCGCCTCGGTGATGAGACGGTCGATCTTGGGGATCGTCGGCTCAGCCATCCCCTTCGGCGGGATCACGCCGTAGCGATCCTTGCCGAAGTACGGGCCGAAGCGACGGGCGATGAACTTGCGATGTTCGTTGCCCTCATCATCCATCTTCACGGCTAGGTAGCCGTAGAGGTGGACCGTCGAGCAGACCCAGCGGCACATCGTCGTCGGGTCGGGCGTGCCGTTCTTGCCATAGATCATCGGCAGGATGATCTTGTTGCCGTCATCATCCTCGTCGGCCATCGTGTGGCAGAGGTACAGCACGTTGGAGTTGATGCCGTTGAGAGCGTTGACGGCGTTCTTGAACCGCGACTGCCAGACCTGGTGGTCTTGCATCATCGGGATCTCGTCGGGCATCTTGCCCTTGCTCTCGGGGTCGCGCTCGTCGAGAATCCCTTGCAACACAAGGGATTGCAGGCCGGTCAGCGTGTCGATTACGACCCACGGCGGGCGCAGTGATCCGTTGCGCAGTCGCTGGAGGATCTCGACGAAGTCGGGCCACGTCTCGCACTGGGCGAGCTTGGCCTTCGAGCCGTGACGCTTCGCGCTGATCGAGCCAGGCTCGGTCGCGATCATCAGTCCGTTGCTCGTGCCACCGAGGACCGTCTTGCCGGCGCCGGGGTCGGCGTAGACCAGCATGTTGATGGACTCGGTGTACTCGTCGAGCCCGGTGATTGCAACCATCAGTGATCTCCTAGTCGTCTGCGGCTGACTTGCGATGGTCGGTGTAGGGATCGACCTGATCGTACGTCTGGTCCCGGTACGAAGTCCAGTCGTCGCGCTGATCCTGAAGCTGGCACATGTCAAAGAACGCGCAGTCCCAAGAACAATCCTTCGTGGGCGTCTTGATGATCGGGAGTAAACCGCGCTTGAACGCATCCATCTGAAGGTACTCGCGCTGGATGCGCTCGATCTGCGTGCGCCGCTCCTTGGCTGTGCGCCACACGACCTCACGATGGAAGTTCGGCTTCGGCTGTGTCTTGCTGACTTCGCCCAGCACGGTGATGCCAGCCGCCTCGGCCGCTGCTTCGAGTTCCTTCGCGGTCATCTTCATGGTGGCACCAGGAAGGGCATCGACGTAGTGCTGCTTGGTCGGCTTGTTGGTGGCGAGACCGTCGGCGTCGACCGGGCGCTCGTCAGTGCGAGCCTTGCGCAAGAAGTTGTAGAGGATGCCGTCCAGCTTCATCCCTGGCTCGACAAGCCCTTGTGCAGCAAGCACATCGCCCGCCACGGCCCAGTACGAACCAGCCTGGTCATCGAGTGCGAGGTGGTTCGTCATAATCGCCTTGGCGGTCTTGTGGTCCCAGACCCACAGCGACTTGACGTTATCGCGCGCCTCGGCTTCGAGGTCCATTGCCACGAGGTCGAAGGTGCCGTTGTAGAGCACCATCGTCTCTCCGTTGTGCGTCTTGACAGGATGCGGAATCGGGATCTCGAAAGTCTGCTCGGCGCTGATGACGTGCCAGCGCTCATCCATGCCATAGGTATCGAGGTACGCACCGAGCATGTGCTCCCCGAGCTCGCGGGCGTCGAAGAAGTCGTCGCGGTCGTTGGCGTAGTTGTCCCCGTAGATCACGGCTTCGGTCTCGCCGGCATAGTCACGCCAGACCTGAAGTACGTTGCGACCGCGGGCGAGCCCTGGCTTGCTGTAGCGGTGTTGAAGCGCCAAGTGGATGCCTGTGCCGAACCAGAGTGCTCCGGGCTTCTGGTGCTTCGCCACGAGACCTTGTCGCCATGCCCAGCGCCAGCGTTGCTGGCATCGCTTGAAGTCGCGTCGCTCGCTGGTACGGAGGTGCGGTATTGCGGCCATGCTGCTCCTTAGAGAAGGGGTCTGTGGCCGAGGGTGTTCACTCTCGGGAGAAGTCACACCGGGTCGCGCCACATCGACGCGCTCCTATGCCCCTCGGCCACTCAGTGCGCTATATTCGGGGACTGCTAGCGTCCCCGTAGCGCACAGGCTTGGTTAGTAGTCGTCCGGCTCGTTGGGGTCGCCCCACACGCCGTCGGTCTCGGTCAGGTCGACCGTGTCATCGCTACCTTCGCCGCCAGCGGCTTCGGTCTCAGCCGCGACCTCGTCGCCGTCGATGACCCAACCAGCCTCGTCGATGTCCTCGACGACGCTCGGGAGCTCGGTGATCGTGGCGAGTGGTGACTCGTCCTCGACGACGGCCGGCTTCGGCGGTGCGGCCTTCTTGGCCGGCGGGGGCGCAGTGGTCTTCTTCACGGGTGGTGAGGAAGGTGCGACGTTGCCTTGCAACGCAGCGCTGAGCGTCTCGTACTCCGAGCGGATCTCAGCCAGCCGCGCCGTGGCGCCGTCGGTGAACTCCTGGAGTGCCTCCTGGTACTGCGTGCTCTTGCGGAAGAGCTGCTCGATCGGTGCGAGTGCCATCATTCTCCTTGTGTGCGTTGACGTCGACAGTGATTGACATTGCACTCTCGACAGCGGTAGGACGGCGTTCCGTCCCGATTGTAGCCGTTGCGAACTAGGTTGCCAATAGTTCTAGCGTGCCCTGAAGGGCATACTGGAGATTGATCGTAACGGTGATGACAGCTTAGGCACATTGCCTCGAAGTGCAACCAAGGATCAGTGCCATCAGTGTCGTGTAGTTGCGCCCACTCTCGTGCAAGAGCACCGCATCGACAGATCTCCTCTGCGGCACGTCCGCGCCACCGCTGTACGCGTGAGTGGTTAGTCGCGTACCCTGAGGGAGTCCAGATAGACAGACTTGGCATAATCAACTCCTCGCGTGCCATCGAGCACGTACTTGGCGACGTTCTCACGAGCTGCTGCGATCCAAGCGACTTCCTCGTCGATCGTTCCGATAGTGCGAAGTCGGTGGATTGTCACGCTGTGGTTGCTGCTCGCGCGGTGCACGCGATCCTCGACCTGCTCGTCCTCGTCGGGAATGGTCGACTCGTCGAGCAGTACGAGGTCATCGGCGGCATCGAGAGTGATCGCCACACCGCCAGCCATACGGTTGAGGAAGTACACGCGCACGTCGTCGCGCGTCTGGAAGTTCTCAACCTGTTGAACTCGAACGGCTGTCGGCGTAGCGCCCGTGAGACGGTAGTTAGGTACACCAAGCGAGGTAAGACCCTCAGAGAAGGCATTGAGCAGTCGCGTCGAGCCGGACGTCACCACGATCTTGCCGACCTCTTCGGGTCCGCGCTCGCTGATGCCCTTGGGCGTATAGATCCCCAGCTCGATCAGCTTCTGCACGAGCCAGTCGAACTTCGGACTTTCAATCGTCGGGTGCAACTTGCCGTTAGCCATCTTGCAGAACGCAGCGGCGAGCTGACGCTTGCGGGTGTACTCGGCGAGCGCTCCGTTGGTGATGATCTCCTCGCCCGTGTCGAACTCGATCACGGCGTTCTTCACGAAGGAGTCGTACTGGCGCTTCTGCTTGTCGTTGGGCTTGAGCCACACGCCGAGAGGCGACTCTTCGTCATCGGGGATCAGGTAGGTGCCGGCGTACTGCTTGGGCGGCAGGTCGGTGAGCACTTCGGCCTTGGTGCGTCGGAGCATTACCGTGCGGAGATCCCGAGCCATCGCGGTGTCGCCGCCGTCGCGGAAGTCGCCGATCACGTAGTCGCTGTATCCGTCCGAACTGACCGAGAAGTACCGATCTGCCCAAGTCCAGAATGATGTGTACTCCTTTGGGCGTAGCCAGTTGAGCGTGCCCCAGAGATGCCGCGGCTTGCCGCGCATCGGCGTACCCGACAGGGCGATTCGCTGTGCTGGTGGAAGGCTCATCAGGCCACGCCTGAGCAGCGTTCCGTCACCCGGTGACCTGATGAGACCCCGATGGCTCTCGTCGACCACCTCGGCCGTCCAGGGCACGCTGAAGAGCTCGGGGTACTCGAAGTCCTCCTCGCGGGTGAGCCTGAGCATTTCGAGGTTGACCACGACGAAGACGTACGGCGCCGTCTTGCGCCGGACAGCGCTCAGGGCCACCTGGAGCGTCTGCTGGCGCTGCTCGCGCGTCCCGGTGGCAGTGAAGACCAGAGCGGTCGATCCGAGCCACTGGGCGATCTCCCGACGCCAAACGGAGTCGATAGCGACTGACGGGGCCGCCACGAGAATCGAGCCCTCTACGTGGCTCTCAGCGATGATCGCGAGCGTCTCGATCGTCTTACCCAGACCTGGTTGGTCAGCGAGCAGGAATGAGCCAGCGTGTGACCCCCACGCAGCGGCCACGCGCTGGTACGGGAGAAGAGCCTCGGCGATCCGGGGAGCACGGCCAGCGAGCTGCTGCGTGCCGACGTCAGCCAGGTGGGCGATATCGGTCAGCGCTCGAACCTTCGCCACCTCGTGATCGGTCCAGGCGCGTAGTTCAGGTGCCACCTCGATCTGGCCGGCGAACGCCTTGCCAAGTGCTCGGCACGTCGGGAGATCGAGCGGGAACGTCCAGTGCGGCACGGGCTTCTTCTTGAACGCCGCGCCAGCCACGCTCTTGCAGCGTCGTGAGGTGTCGTCGCCTGCCCAGCCAGTCAGCTTGACCCGGCCACGGGGCGACAGTTCGCACCTAACTGGCATCGGCGAACGCCTCTTCTTGCTCGACGGCGTCGCCTCGGCGTAGTGCGGCCTTGCGAAGCTGATCGAGCGGGACCATGCGGACGGTCACGTTCGACTCGCCGCGCTTCGCTAGTCGCTCGGGATAACGGCTCTTGCCGCGGGCGTCGTGACGGGTGTTGTGCTTGCGGCTCATCATGCCTCCGGTAGCTTGTCGGACCAGTCGTGATGCAGTACGCCGGTAACACCAGCGACGCCGATGCCTTCGAGCACGTCGCGGAAGATCTCCAGGCACCGCACGACGGCGGCTGTGGCCGCCTCCATCACCTGGTCGTCGGTGAGCGCTCGGTCGGTTGGGATGACCGTGCGCTCCTTGCCTGTGATGATCTGGCGGCCGAGACCCTTGTTGGCGAAGTTGGGGAACTCGGTCGTCACAATCACGGCGTTGACGAGGCTAGAGCGGTTGACGCTGATGCGGACGATGCGCGGCTTGTCGCCCCGGCTGAACCAGGTCACCGCACCACCCTCGGACTCGCCGAGGTAGAGGAAGTCCGTCTTGTTCAGCCCAGCACACACCGCCTCGGCGGCCACCTTCTGCATCGTGATGTCGGTCACTACTCAACCTTCCTGATCGCCCGGAGCCGAACGGCTCGGAAGCCGCCTTCGGCGCCAGCACTGACGAACTCGATGCAGCGGATCTTCCGCCCATCGGAGCGGACGCCACGGGTAACACGGGTCAGTTTGGCGTCGTGAGCAGGCAGACGGGCGGATTCCCGCTTCTCGCTCATGGTATTGACCCAAGTGATCTCGCGTCCAGCGAGCGCTTCGATGATCTCCTCATCGGTCATGTCGCGCCAGATGTTCTCGCCACGACGGATAGCGCTCGCGTTCAGGCTGCTGCGCTTCACTCGATGGCGTCGAGGTCAGCCTCGACGAAGTACCGCTCGCTGATGTCGGCGTAGTCCGGCTCGACAAGCTCGTCGACTGGGCCGGATGACGGGCGCTCTCGGAGCACTCGGTCGATGTCTGATGGTGCCACGGTGGCACTCCTCCCTGTGAGGAGATCAAGGTAACGCCTTGCAAAGTCCTTGTCAAGTGTCGACCGGCCCGGAGCTAACGGCTCATACGGGCCGGTCGACGTCCCCGCGGCCACCGCCTAGCCGCGAAGTTCGATCCTACTTGAGAACGCCCTGGATTGCCTTCTGCGCGGCTTCCAGTTCTGCGCGGGCCTTGTCGGTCGGCCCGTGCTTGCGCCTCGGGAGTGCCGTCGCCAGGTGATGGGCGGCGTGAGCTGATCGAGGCGAGAGGTTGGTCTTCTTGGGAGGCTTGGGCGCCGGCTGAGGCTTGCCCCCGATCAAGACCGGACCATCCTTGCCCCACGCATAGAACGGCTGAAGGGTGATGTCGGTGTCGTAGCCGTTGCCCACACCGTTCTGGTAGAGGATGCAGCGCTTGTGCTTGCTGACCTTGCCAGAGGACCAGGCGAGCGTCTGCCACGCCACGGCGCGCGGGTGCCGGTGGAGCACAGCCTCGACGACGTCGATGCCGGCGTAGGGGCCGCTCGGGTACCAGGCACCGGGAATGATCCCGTGGAAGTAGGGGAGTACGTCGCTCGGGCTCGCGTCGAAGTCGACGGCGTAGAAGATCGGGCACTGATGCGGGTAGCCGAGCGTACGCATCGCCTTCTCCATGGCGTCGAGATCGGCCAGGCCAGCGATGGCGCCTTCAGCGGCCCGCTGTGCAGTCGACTCGAACGCCATCACGATTGCCTTACCCTCGTGGTGAAGCGCTGCGACCTCGGCTGGCGTAATCAGCTTCGAGGCAGTACCGCCGACGCCATAACGCACGACAGCGACGACATCGGCCGGGATGGGCGGGCGCTCGAAGGAGTAGTCGATCAGCTTGGCCGCGGTCACTGGGGATCACCCGTGATGACTGCGCCAGCCGCAACCGCCGAGGCAGTTTGCTCGACTGCCGGTTCGACGAAGCCCATGTTGACGTGGAGCTTCGCGAGTTCGGCTTCGCCGAGACTGACGGCCACGCTCTTGTTGGCCTTGAAGTACGCCGTGAGGGTCGTCTTCAGGGCCGAGAGCACGCCGGACGACAACGGGAGAACTACGGTCAGAATCGCCTTCTGACGGCCGCTCGCGTGTGCTAAGTCAGCAAGATGTAGACCGCTGGCGGCCCACAAGGTGACAACTAGCGGGGCGCCGGCCTGCCAGATGGTATGCAGCGCGCGGCTCAGCAAGTCGTCGAGGAACGTCTTGAGGTCTTCGTCTTCAGCCATGAACGGCTCCTAGGTAGCAGGCGCGGCGATATGCGGTCGGGGATGGTGCCGCTCCAGGTAGTCTACGCGAGTCTCCAGCACGGCGTGGTCCTGAGCGAGCTCGTACTGGCCCTCGACGAGACCGCTGAGGCGCTCACCGACGTCGGTGCGGAGGACTTCCAGGGCGGCTGACAGTTCCTTGGTGGCGGTCGTATTCGCTTCCACCGCAACGATTAGAGCGCGGTCTGCGCCACCTCGATGATAGAACCAGCGGATACACGCGGCCACCAATGTCAGGACGGCGCCAGAAGCCAGAATCAGCGAGGTGGCGTCTTGAGGGGTCATGCCGACCATTCTATGGCGATTACTCGCTGGTTGCGTCGGCAAAGCCTCCGAGGGAGGAATACGCCCTGAACTTGTACTCGTAGAGGACGTTGCTGGCGGGGGTGTAATCGGTGAACTCGATGTATCCATCCCCATCTTCAGTCAGCGAAATGCCCTCGGCAATCCGAATCTCAGGAGTCCCATTGGTCACATCGGTGCGGAAGACATCGACGCTCGTGGTGGGGTTAGGGTCATCGGAGAGCAGCACCTTGAAGGAGATCAGACCGTTGTCGTCGTCCTCGGTGACGCTCTCGATCGTCGGCGTTCCCGGTGGGTTGAGGTTCAGGGTGAAGTCGACGCTGGCTGTCGGACTCTGGAGTCCCTTGCTCGCGACCGAACTCGCCGAGATCGTCAGGCTCTTCGGGCCGGCATCAGTAACACCGAGACCGTCGTAGTTGGTCGTCGGCGTATCAGGCAGGAAGACGGCGACCGAACCACCGTTGCTGTCCGTCCACGGTTGCGAAACAGAGCCCGTGTACGGGTAGTCGCCAGGACCATCTGGAGTGTTGGCAAAGTCGAAGTAGTGCGCGATGTTGGCGAGCGTCGCCGGGTCAGCGGCTGCGCCAATCGAGATCAGCACGGCGTTGATGAAGTGCACCTCGGTGCCAGCCGGGGTATCGCTCGGGATCACCATGAGCTGACTGGAGTCGCTCTGGGCTTGAGCGATCAGTTCGATCCGCTGCCAGGTGTCGATCGCACCGCCGAGGTCAGTGGTGTCACCGTAGACGAACGGCTGGCTGTCTCCAGCATTGCCGAGACCGATCTGCACTTCGAGGTCATTGGTGACGTGTTCGGCGACTCCGACCACCATGGAGTACCACTCACCCGGCTGCGTGTCGAAGACGTATGACGCGGCCTGGAGGATGGTGTCACCGCCTCCCCACGCCACGGTCATCGACTGCGAGCCTTCCTGCGGCGTGATCGAAGCACTGCGCCCGAGTGTTGCAACCTCAGCGGTCCAGAGGCTCGTGTCAGTGTCGAATGTCGGGTTGGCACAGAGGTTCGTGCGACCGTCGTCGTAGTCGACCTGCTGCTCGATGTTGCCGTCAGAATCGAACAGGGTGAGCCGGCTCAAGATGTCGGGCGAGCTCGGGTCGGGAGTCCAGTCCGTATCGAACGGCTCGGTGCTGACGTCGGAGTCAGCGACCGGAAGGTTGATCGTCGGTGCGGCTGCGAGTGCCTCGGCCTTGAAGGTGATGGTCGAGTATGCGCTGACGTCGCCGTCCTGGTCGTACGCCCGGATGCGCAGCTTGTAGGTGTTGCCGCTCGTGAACGTGCCAGTGCTGACCGTGTGGTTCGTCGTGTGGCCGCCACCGCCGGCAATGATCGACGTCCACGTCGAGCCACCATCGTCGCTGTAGTCGAGGTCGACGGCCGCCTGCCGAGCGCTGGCGACCTGGCTACTGAACTCCCAGTCGATCTCCAGTGACTGGTTGCTGTCGATCGTGAGCCCGTCGACCGGGTTGGTGAAGATCGGAGGGTCGGGTGGCTGCTGGTACTGCACCTGTGCGTGCCCGTTGGGTACGCCGACCTTCTTGTGGGGCGAGACGAGTGGCTGGTTGACCGGGTAGATCCCCGCGAGCGAGACCTTGCTAGTGGCGTCCGGGTCGATGTAGTTCGAGCCACCGCCACCGCCCGCCGAGCCCGAGTAGCCCGAGCCACCGAACGATCCGGTGTAGCCTCCAGCTCCACCGCCGCCGCCGTACAGACCACCACCGCCTCCACCGCCGCCAGGATTGATGGCAGTCGCGTCGATGTCCGCACCGTCGCCTCCGTCGCCCAGCGATCCGGGCGAGCCGGCGAATCCACCCGAGCCAGCCGTACCTCCAGGGCCGCCGGCTGCTGAGCCACCGCCTTGACCGGCTGACCCAGCGACGAGAGTGCCGTCTCCAGAGTCGTGTGTGGCCCCTCGGCCGCCGTTCTGGGCAGATCCGCCCACCCGACTACCGCCAGGGCCGCCATAGCCACCGCCGACGCCTCCTGGCGTCGGGATGAAGTCGTTGCTGACGCCTGTGGCGCCGTCTTCGTACATTCCGTACGGAAACGGACTCTTCGGCTGCGCGCTGACCGAGTTGGGGTTTGGCCCGATGGTCACGCCGTACGCCGAGCCGCCTCCACCGCCAGCCACGGCCTTGCGGTTGGCGAGCGCCGTGCCGCCCTGGCGCACATCGGTCGCGCCACCGCCCCCACCGCCTCCCTGAGCCACGTCTGTGCCGCTGGCAAGCCCACCGCCATCGCCACCGCCGTTGTAGCCTCCAGGGCCGCCGTGGGCCTTGCTGAGACCCCAGCCGCCGTGGCCGCCCCCGCCACCGACGTAGACGTGCCACACGGCGCCTGGAGTGGTGTCAAAGACACCCTCGACGTAGCCAGGGAGGGATCGAGGGTTGACGCCATTCGGTAGGCCGACGCTGCCTGTCTCATCGCCGCGGGCGCAGTCACCGAGCTGCTTGACGGATGCGGCCCGAGAGTCGGGTGGGAAGTTGCCGGCGCCACTCTGCCCAGAGACCGAGGTCTTGTTCTTGGCTACGGGGTGGCCGGCCAGACCGCCTGGCGCTCCCCAGAGCCGCCAGAGGATCGAGGTGATGCCTGACGGCACCGACCAGTTCTGAACGGCGCCCGAGAAACTGAAGTCCTTCGTAACCTTCGCCACGGGCTCAGTCTCCCACGTCGGGTACGGTCATCAGGGTCCAGTCCATGTCGGACTGCCCATCTAGCGGAAGACTCCACTGTAGGGCCTGCACTCGACGCGCGGGATCGAACGCGACTGGCACGAGGATCAGGTTGGGGTCGTTGAGCTGAATCTGGTCGTACTGCCAGGCCAGCGGGAACGGGCTCGTCGAGATCGTGAAGGTCTCGGCTGGCGCCAGGTCAAGGGTGATCTGCTGGACTGCCAGAGCCACGAGGCTGTCGTAGTCGACGGCGTCGACGAAGTAGATCGAGCGGATCACGAAGGGCCGATTGACCGTCGAAGTGATGTTGCGCGGGCTCGTGTCGATGTAGGTGAACTGCGTCTCGCCTTCAACCGGCTCGGTCGTCAGACCGGACATGATGAACTGCCAGTAGTTGGGGACGTCGTAGGTGTCCTGGTAGCTCGTCCGAGCCTCGGCGACGATGTTGTGCTCGTCAGTGAGATCGAACGTCCATTCAGGATCGAGGTCGACGGGCGAGACGTATGGCGTCATCTGGAACGTGCCGTCCCAGTCAACCCAGAGCGGGGCGTAGCCGATCGAGTTGAGCACGTCGTT